CCCATATCGATCATCGATTGGGTAATGTTGTTGAGGTATGATTCTTCGCCCAAAGCGCAGATATCATCCCCCCCGACGTGGTAAGCACGTGGGTGCGAAGGTTTCTCCCTCTTGTCACAAACAAATTGAGACAGATGGGGATAAGTGCGGTTCCAGGCGAGTTGCTCAGCAACAACCTGGTGGAGTGTAAGGACTGACTTAGCCAGACCTTCACCCATCATAATACCGCGCTTTGTGAAGAAGGTTTTCCCATCCATGAAGATCTGGCGTGGACTACAACAGATTCCAATGACAAAGTCATTGATTTCCGATGTAAGTCCACAACCAGAAACAAACCCTTGTAACAAGGCCTCAGCGATTGGATGTGGTATGTGATCTGTAGCCTCTTTGAGGTCAGACGAGAGAAGTTTAAAGTCATGATCTTTCTTGTCAAAACCGTTACGGTTTTTGCAGAAAGCCCACGCCTGGTCGGCCTTTGAAAGGCCAGAAGCACAACACGATAAACATCTGAGATGTGAAGCGATGTTGTGTGCCAGGGGTTGCTGAATTATGGTGTTCCACCATTCAGTAATACCAAGAATTCTCACTTTATTACCGCCCTCAGGGGCAGTCATAATGCGAGATTTTGGTATGGGATCAGACTTTAAGAGGGCACATACGAAGATTTGATCACCTAAGGTGGAATCAAACCCAAGTCTGTGCATCTTCTCAACACCCATCCATGTTGAGGATTCACCTGGGAGATAATCTCCAAAGGTGAGTGTTTGTTGGTAAAACCAATCCTGATCATACCGGTAAAGCTCGATATCGGGGTTGATTCCACGATCCGGGTTACCGTTTGTATGCCATCTATGGACTTCCTCTGAGTGAATCGAATAATTCGGTTCACCAGAGATCCACCTGGTAAGTGGCTTAGGCCTACACCAGTGGCGGAACCTTGGTTGGCCCTTAGGGCAGAACAAGGTAAGTCCATGGATATGGATGGTTTCATCTTCAACGGGTTCAACTGTAAGGATTTCCTTGACTGAATCAAGGACTTCCATCACTCTTCCCCCATCTTGGATGGACCGCTCATAACAGGCGGCTGAGGAGAGTGATATATGGGAGGAACTTCCAAGTTTGTGGTGTTTCATAATGAAACGACCTATCTGCTTGGAACACTTGAAGACATCTGAGATGATTTCAGGGTTATGGACCCAAGGCTCAGAAACAACACTCTTGAAGCGTGTTTTGGCCTGTCGTGCCACATCAACATCTCCCTCAGGGAAATGGCGTGAAGAAAGGAGATGCGCTAGCATCTCTCCACGCTTGTGTGGTTTACAAGTGCCGTTGATGACATCCTTGATTGAATCAAGGGTCAATAAGGAACGATACATGCCGCTATAAAGCGGTTGATCTTTCCCTTCAACGGCATTATGCAGATATAGACCAAAATTCTTCCATTCCTTACAGGAAATGGTAAGATTGGTCAAAGATTCTTTAAAAATCCTTCTTACCAGAGGTAAAAGGATATTCGACCTAATATGGTCATTGGCAAACCATAATGGATTGACCAAAATTAAAGAATCAACCACACAATTGAAAGATGCTTCAGCACGTTTGAGACGTGCATAAGAGTGGTTCGAGGCCCCCTGTGCGAACTCTGGTTTGAAACCAGCTTTCACAAGAGTCTTTTGTACAAGGTCTTTGTCTAAGACAAACCTGTGTACAAATTTGCGTTTCCCCTTAGAGATAATCTGCTTCGGGGAATTGCGCATAAAATGTTCCACTAGACAACGCCTGAGGCGGTATTTGTGGTGCGGTTTACCTGAGTTCATGATAAGGGTTGGTACTAAGTACTCGTCCATATCAATGACCTCAGTAGGCACAGCCTTCCGCGGTCTACCAAGATGTACGGGATGACGCCTAAGGCGTCTAGAGTTTTGCTTAGCAAAACCCCGGGACCCACCCGCACGCC